CATTACATGGAATGTAATCAATTCCTGCCTCTTTTTGTACCGTCCAGTGTGTTTTTCGCAGTCTGCGTGCTTCTTTTAAAAGCTCCTCTGCTCCGGTTTCTTTTCTGAAATATTTTTCCGATGCAAACTTTAACTCTCTTAATGTTCCCACTCATGGAAATCCGATAACCGATGTCTTCATTCTTTCTCTCCTTATTCTAAAATCCCTGCGGGCAGCTTTATCCGCCGTTTAATCAGTTTCCTGCCGTTCTTCTTATACCTAGCAGAAAATGTCTGCCAAGGCCAAATTATTCTACAACCGCCTGTCCTTCTTAGTCGTATTTCACCGCCAGCAGGCCTTGATTTATAAAAAGTTCTCCTTACCTGCCCTAGCGGCCATTTTAGTAATATTGCGTTACAAGACATAATTTCGTTATACTTGTCAGGATCAAATATATTCAAAATATCACACAGCCTCTCCAAATATGCCACTCTACTGCTACCTCTGCCAAAGCACAACCAAGATGCCATAGGAAACCTGCAGCGAAAACAAATAATAAAGTGATAATAACTTCACGTTTTCTCATGTACGTTCAACTCCTTTATCCAATAGATAACCATGCTCACGCACTGTGTCATAAAGTGTCTTGCCGCCCCTGTTTATTACATAAGGCAAGAATATCTGATCCATACTCACCATACCAATTTGTATCAAAGCCATCTGAGCTTCAACCCAATCCTTCAGGCACTTCCACGCTGTACGCTCCGCCTGCTCAGCTGTAGCTTTTACATTGCTATTGCGCTTTTTTTGAGCTGATAAAATTTTCTGTACTGCTTCCACGTTGACCGGCAGTGCTATAGGTATTTCGCCAATAGCCGTATCAACAAGAAATCTCAATGCTATAACTTTACCGCCGAAACAATCTTTCTGAATTGACTTAGCCCCGTTGATAATCAAAATTGCTTCTATCTCCGCGGCGGTCTTTAACGGATTAGCCATTGAAGTGTAATTTTTTAAATTCGCCATTATCTCACCCTCTCGTGTGATCATAGTCTTCGAACTTCTTAATCGTCCTAAATATCTGTTTATTGTTAACCCAACGCTGCAGGTACCTTGTTTTATCCAGCGCATTAGGTTTATCAAAAATCATAATGTACGGATCATAGCCAATGTCCCTCAAGGTATACACACGATACAAGTCTTCTTCGTGTGTACTATTAAAGTTTGTTAACACGTAAACGCTACGGTTACGCTGACTGCCTTTCCACACAGATCTGTATTCCTTTAACTTTTCCAGCGTTCCCATATCAGCAGGATTATCCCAAGCAAAGTGAAGCATACTGTACTTGACTTTATTAATAGCAGCGGCTTTTTCGTCTGTCATAAGCCTAATATCAAGCCCTTGCGTGAAGTCTACCCATGCACCGCTATCAGCCAGTTGTCCAAGCAAATCCCGCCATTCAGGAGCCGCCAAAAGGTTAGGATCAAGCAGCTTTATGTGCTTCTGTCCACGCCAAAACTGCGATAAATCAGCAACTTTATACGCTTGTTTTCCCTCTTTTTTCGCAACAATGCAAAATGGACATTTACGAGGACAACCCCTAGTTAAATAACCATATGCCATATTTTTGATGCCATATAAATCATAATCGGGAAAAGCACATTCAATATTCTTAGGCAGTCTACTAGTTAAATCATAGCCAGTTCCGCCTTTGACTACTTTGTCAGCCTGATATGATTGAATATCGTCCGGCGTAAAAGTAAAAACCTTTGCCATATACACAATGTCGTAATGCTCTAAGCTTCCAGCCCATTGGACTGAATGCCCATGACTTTTATGCCAAGCTGATATTTTCATTAGAGCCAGGTTAGGCCAATTATGATTATCTACATCAACAAGACCTATTTTCATATCAATCTCCTAAAACAAATTTATCGGTATATCTGCTTCTGCTGCTTTACAGTTTCAGGGTTAATGTCTATGCCGATATATCGCCATTATTTATCCTCACTTCCGCTTTGAGCAGCTTGTAATTCGTCCTCAGTAAAATCCCCGGCAAAAGCAATTTCGCCCGATTCCAAGTCAACTGTGCGCCCATCAGAAAGTTGTTCAATCGTAGCGGTAGATTCTATTGTTGGGATATCATCATCATCAAACTGTCCTTTGGCAACCGCTTCAGCCGCAGCAATCATGGATGGGGATGCAGATTGATAGTCAATACTCATAACACCCCACTTACCAATCAATTTACGTAAAATGGTTTTACGACACATAGCATCTTTATCATCACGCCATCCCTTGCCCATATATTTGCCTTTTCGGTGTTTCAATTCATGAGCTTCTAATGCTTTTACCGTCATATAAATAGTTTTTTCCATACCATTTACCAAACGAAAATATCCACAATATCCAATGATTGGTTTAACTTCACGCTCATCTTCATTTTCAATAAATTCAATTTCGATATCTTCTGTTAATCGATTATATTTTTTCAGTTCCCCTTCACGAACATCAACAACATTTAACT